GCGAGATATAAGCTCGACAGCGGCACGGCCACATATATTGCCGGTAAAACACAGACGATTAGTTCCTCGAACGGGGGTGCCGTAACATCGTATACGGCGTCCGTGACTGGTATTGATTTAACTAACGTGACGACGTTTAAAATCCAGTATCAGATTTCATTTTCAAACACTGGTGGATCATCTGTCAAGCTGACTGGTAATGCTGATATTGTGTTATCGCTCCCGGACGTTGCATCGGAGGATAAAATTACCGCTGCGAAAGTAACAGAATTAGCAACGTTATTGGGCGCGAGTGCTACTGCTGCGACAACAAGCGCAATCACTAAAACACCATATGCAACTTTAGCTACGTCTGCTGGCGCAGCAGCATTTGATGCAAATTAGCCAAAGAAAACAAATATAGATGCTCTTGTAACTGCGGTTAATGGAAAAACAATAACAGGACGAGCATGGACAAATAATAATGCAAGTAGTTGGTAAGGAGGTTTATATGCCACTTTTTAGTATAATTATACCTACATACAATCCTAATAAGTATTTACCTATTTTATTAAATAGCATTAATATGAACAATTGTTTAAATGAAATAGAAGTAATTATAGTTGATGATTTATCAACCGAATCATTTGATGAAATTATAAAGCAATATAATAAAATTACTATTAGAAAATATAGTAATGAATAGCACGCTGGATATCCTCGTGATGGACGACAGAAAGGGCGGGAATTGGCCTCCGGAAAATGGATTTGTTTTGCAGATTAGGATGATTATTATATAGAACACGCATTTGATAAAGTAAAAGAATATATTGAAAATAATAATGTTCATAATTATATATCGACTCCATTTTTAGAAATATATTAGAATGGAGAAATGATAATAAGAAAGCCAACTAAAGGTTGGACACATGGAAAATTCTATGAAAAAGAATTTCTTGATCATTATAATATAAACTATGATAATATCAATTATAATGAAGATATTAACTTATCAACAAAGATTGGATGTATTATTACTATAAATGATATTTCTTCTTCTGTTATGGAAGATCCAGTATATGTCTGGGCAAGATAGACAGATTCATTATCAGATAAAAAATATTTTATTAATGCCTTATCAGATTACATTAAAGCAACATTAAAAGTAATTATTTATTATTTACAATAGAGTAAAGATAATTAGGATAAATTCGATATATTAACATATCAATTTATTTCTACCCTTTTAAATATTTATTTTTATATGCAATCTACTTGTTTTATTACAAATACTCAATAGCTTATTGATGGTGTTAATACTCTTCGTCCAATTTATAATAAATTTAAAGAAATTACAAATTTAACAACTGATAAACTTATTAATGCTATCTATGGCGATTATGCATGGATATATAATGAAGCAAGAAGTAATTGTTTAGAGCAAAATATATTTATTGAGCGAATTACATTTGCAGATTGGATCTCTCAAATACTTGACAAATCATAATAATTTATGATATAATAAAAGAAAAAGGAGGTAATTTCTATGAATATCACTTAGATTTTACTCGGAATTATTATTTTAATTGGCGGTTTAATTAGTACTTTCGTTTTACCGTATCTTCGCGCGCATATGACTGCTGATCAAATTGGTATTTTAACCGGCATTGCTCAAACAGTTGTTTACGCTGCAGAGAAAATCTTTGGGGCAAAAATGGGCGAAGATAAATTAGCTTATGCTATGAAACTTGCGGCTTCCTTATTAAAGAAGAAAGGCTTAACTTTCGATGAAGATGTAATTCGTGCTGCTATTGAAGCACAAGTACAATCTTTAAAATTTGAACAGGCGGCGGTAGAAGAATGAAAGTATTTGTAAATACTGATAATAAAGGGACATTAAATTTACGCGCAGAACCTTCTGCTTCGGCAAAGGTTCTCGCGCGAATCCCCTATAAGACCGAATTAAGTATTGAAACGGCTACCGGAGAGTGGTCTAAAGTAACTTATAATGGAATTACTGGATACGTTATGAATAAATTTTTAAGCGAAGAGAATAAAGTAACTAAAGAAAATTTACAACGTATCTACAATAGTTTAAAATCAACTCTAAAAATAATTGAAGAGGTATTGCAATGATGGAAGAATTTGGATGTTTTTATTGTTGGGATGCCAAAAAGAAAAAAGAAAAAGAATATCTGTATTTCTTTGATGCAGCCAATAACTTAAAACTATGTGATTACTGCCCAAAATGTGGTAGAAAGTATGGGGAGGAACCAGTAAATGAACAGTTGGAATCAACCACAGTAGACTAATAATATGACAATGGGCCAAGCGCAATTCAATCCTTATAGTTCATATAATTTTCCTGGCGTATAGCCGAGAACATTTAATTAGCCATTACCAATATATCATGCGGAACCAATTCATGGAGAAAATGCCGCTTGGCAATTTCCTATGGGACCAAATAGTGAAATTTATCTACCTGATGCAGAGCAAGATATAATTTGGTGGATTAGAACAGATATACAAGGTAATAAAAATGTACAAGGATTTGATGTTACAATACATAAGAATCCTAAACCTGTAAATATGGATGAAATTCTTGCGCGATTAGGCGCCGTGGAGGAATGGATAAATGGCAAGTCTAATAAGTCAAATACGAAACGGAACGCAGCAAACAATGCACCAGCCGTCTCCGCAACAATCTCAGCTGAATCAGTCAATTGAACAAGTGCGCGGAATGATGCAGTAGATTCAAAATGCACAAAATCCACAAGCAATGCTTGCTCAACTATTACAAAATAATCCAAATACCGCAATGATTTCTAATTTATTAAAGAATAGTGGCGGTAATTTAGAAACCGTCGCGCGTGAAATGGCTCGAGCGCGTGGTATTGATATTAACTAGCTAATTAGTCAATTACAAGGAGGAGCGTAATATGGATACAATTAAGCTTAATAATACTGAAATGTCAATTACAGCCTACAATAGAAATACATATTTTTCTGAAGGCGGCATAACTAGTACTGCTAATTGCTCTGTTTTAGTAGATGATTTAGATAATTTAAATGCAATTGCACAAGATACTATTACTAGTATTCAAATCTATCATGACAATACTTTGATTTATGATTTACAAGATATTGAAGCTTATATTGAAAGCATCAATGAATATTTAAATGGTGATAGAATGGATGTTGGAGTAAATTTAGTATTCTCATTTGAATCAAACACTTGACAAATTATGTAAATTGCGTTATAATATTAGTAGAAAATGAAGGTTAGGAACTTCATTTCTAAATATAATTTCATAACATAGGGAGGTTATGAGTATGGCTATTAAAGTTTATAGCGATCGTACAAACAAGTTCTATAATTCAGTAGAAGAAGCAAATCGTGCTGAATTTGAACTAAAAGAAAAAGAGAATCGTGAAAAGATTCAGAAGGAGCGCGAACTCGCACTGGCAAAACAGAAGAAGGAACAGGCACTTGCTGAGCGTAAAGCAGCCGCTGAAAAAGTAGAAGCTGCGCGAAAAGCGTACACCGAGGCCCAAAAGGCTTATCGTGCTGAACTGGAAGGTTTCTGTAAGAAGTATGGTACCTACCATTATTCTACTAACAATGCAGATGAAATCCCTTCTCTCTTTGACTGGTTTGGAAATCTTTTCAATCTCTAAGGCTTATGGCTGAGCCATATCAGCCTTTTCGTAGGGGCGTAGTCTAACGGCAAAAACGGGGGACTCTAAATCCTTATCTGGGCTGACCAGCTAGTTCTGGGTTCGAATCCCAGCGCCCCCGCCATTAAAATTTATATTGGGAAGCAAAGTGCTAGCTACACATGTGAGATAAAGGAATCCTAGTTCCGGCCAATTCTTTATTCTAGGAGGTAAAGAATATGACAGGATTTATTTATGTAATTACAAATGATGTCAATGGAAAACAATATGTTGGGAAAACTACCGATACACTTCAAGGACGTTTTTCTGACCATTGTAAAGATTCGGTTTTAGAACATTGTAAAGGCAGACCATTATATTATGCAATGAATA